TTATTACAAAGATGTTTGGGTAATCCAGCAGAAACCTTTGATACAGAAAAGAATTGGGAATATGATGTTCCTTGGCCTGTAGAAGAAGTTAAGGTTGAGGAAGTAGTTGTAGAGAAGCAACCTGTAAAGAAAAATCTATTACAAAAACTTACTTCATAAATGAGATTTAAAGCACTTGTCCATGTCAGATTGAGAGGATCTGTATCTGATGCTGCTGGTAATGCAGTTATGAAAAACGTGCATTTAGTTGCTCCCAGTCTTAAACCTCATTTGTTGAGGATAGGTAAAGCAATAGACTTCTGGTTTGATGCTGAGACTGAAGAGATAGCAAGAGAAGAAATGGATCTTCTATCTGATAGAATGCTTGCCAATACTGTTATAGAAGATTGGACTTATGAATTAGAGGAGACTGAAGAAACTGGTATTGGAAATATATCCAATGACAATGCTGGTACTTCAAAGCACCAAATTTTTGATTAAACCTAAGGAGGAAAAATGAGTTTATCAACCCAAGTAGAAGACTCTCTACGAGAGGCACAATCACATTTACGTAATGCATTATCATTTTCTGCACGATCAGAGAAACCATATGTTAGTAAGCATATTGCTGACATGTTAGCTAACGTTGATAATCTTTGTGCAGCAACAGAACTATTAGACAATTTAGAGAACAATGACATTCCTTTCTAAACCATCAGTGTATAATTTACCTGGTACATGGGAGAAACAACCTGATGTTTTAATCCCACATCTAAATCTTACACCAGATCAAGGATTTATTTTATTCTTTGGTTTAGTTGTTATAGGTTTAGTTGCTTATGGACTTTATCTTACGGTAGGAGCAGGTAAGAAAGCATTAAGAGATCCTATTGATGAACATGCTAAGATGCACGAACTAGGCATTGCACATGGTCACGGTGGAAACAAAGAGGCATACGAGATGTCTGGTAAATTATCACATAAACATGATGAGGTAGAATGAAAGAAGAATTATTAGAACAATTAAAGAAGTATGCTTATAAAAAAGGTGAGTTTACTCTTTCATCAGGTAAAACTAGTGAGCATTATGTAAACTGCAAACCTGTAACATTAACTGGTAGGGGTCTTACTCTTGCTAGTTTATTGATGCTTAAGGAAGTAGAAACTGATTATGTTGCTGGACTTACTTTAGGTGCTGATCCTTTAGTAAGTGGTGTTTCATTGGTATCTGCTTTAGATGGTAGATTAGTTAATGCTCTTATTGTTCGTAAAGAAGCAAAGGGTCATGGGACTCAAGCATGGATAGAAGGATTGTTGCCACCTAAAGAAACTAAGATAACAGTATTAGAAGATGTTGTTACCACAGGGGGATCTGCTATTAAGGCTGTAGAGAAGTTAAGAGATGCTGGATATGTGGTAGAACGTGTAGTGTCCATTATTGATAGACAAGAAGGTGGTAAGGATGCTATGATGGAAGCGAAATTAGAACTTCGCAGTTTGTTTCAGTTACCAGAGTTGGTAGGTAAATTCGTTTAAATGCCAAAAATGAATAATGAAACTAAATTAGTGTTCGCTCTTGAGCATGTAGCACACTTAGAAGATTTAATCATAGACAATGAGTACGAACAGTATTTGTCTCAAAGTCTATCAACTATGAAATTTGAATTTGAGAGGCAACTTCGACTTGAACAAGACAGAAAACAACGAAACTCAAAGAGTGGTAGCATCGACTCCACCTCGTGATCCTTATCCAGTTTATAAATTTTTTGAAGATCCTAAAGAATGGGTTGGTAGTGGAACTGTTGTAGTTTCTTGCAAAGATGGGGCAGTTGATGTTAAGATAATGGAAAAGGATTCTGATAGGATTCATCTTGTTTCTGTATATTCAGATGATGGTCCTGTTAAAACCGTCATTACCGAACAATTCGCACATCCGTCATGAAAACAATGATTAAAGATTCAAGAAAAGTAAGAGCACAAGTTAAATCTAGATGGTATTACTTCTTCTGGGGAACAGCAACCGTAGCCGTTGTTGCTGGTCAGATATATGTAGGAACTGGATATCGTTTAATGTCAGGTGCTTTTCATAGAATTATGGATAGTATCGCAGTAGAATTTTATAGTGATAAATATCCAGTTATACGATGAGTGATGTTATCAGTGAATGTTCTTCAGAAGATGCTCTTTGGGCTGCTGAAGAATTTATAGATTATTTTAAACACTTTACTTCTATTGAAGATTATTTACGTTATGCCAAACTTGAAGTAGTTGGTAAGACTAGTAATCTTGTTTCTTTGAAGGATGAATTTTTTAATGAAGATATTCATCCTGAAGATATGGAGTTTGAAGTTAAGTTTGTTGGAGAAAGGTTTCAACATGGTCTTCCTCAGGAATATTATCACGAACTTTTAACTGCAACTTCTTCTGCAATTATTGAAAAGAATATTCCTGGTAGAGAATTACGTTGGATTGTATATGAGAAGAATACTAAACAAATTGTAGGGTTTATACGGTTCGGTTCTCCCACTATCAATTCAAAACCAAGAAATATATGGTTGGGTAAACCACCCAATCTTTCTATATTCAATCGTCATGCTGTAATGGGGTTTGCAATTGTGCCTTCTCAGCCTTTTGGATATAATTATCTTGGAGGTAAATTTCTTGCATTGTTGTGTGTTTCGCATTTTGCAAGAGAGCATTTAAATAAAGTATTTGAGAAAGATATTGCTTTGTTTGAGACCACTTCATTGTATGGTTCTACGACATCTGCATCGCAGTATGACGGTCTTAAACCGTTCATAAGGTATAAAGGTCTAACTGATAGTAGATTCCTTCCACTGCTTCATGCAGAGGCATTTCATCGTCTTCATGATAGATTCACTAAGATAAATAATAATCAACCATTAACTTCTAACGCTGCTTCATCTAAGAAGATGAAACGTCAGACAAAGATGATTTCTATTATTAGAAACTCTTTAACTGATGAGAATAAATTGAATGAATTTAATGATATTATTAAGATGGCATTCAATCTTACTCAAAGAAAAAGATCCTATACTTCTGATTATGGATATGCAAATGTAAGAGAAGTAATTTTAGGAGAGCAAGATACTCTAGTTCGTGGTCAGAATTGGGACAAGTTTTACCTTGAGAATATTGTTAAGTGGTGGAAGAAGAAAGCAGGTAAGAGATATGATAAGTTAAAAGCAGAGGGTAGGTTTAGAACTGAGGTTGAACTTTGGACTGAAGATGATGACATTCAGATCATAAGATGAATATAGTTTATTACTCATACAAGACAAATCCTCATGATCATATTAATGAGCATGAGATTAAACGTTTTGAGCATAGTATCCGTACACTAAGGGAGTTTAATAATGAAATACCTGTTTATTTGTTTTGCGATGATCCTGAGCTTATTCCCCCTTATTTCTCTTTGGAATATGATGTAAGAGTAAGACCATTTGAGAAGGCACATACTCATGGAATGTTATTCATTTATAGATGGTTTAATCTTCAGTTCTTTGATAAACCAGAATATGATGATGCCAATATTCTTTATGTAGATTCAGATACAGTATTCTATGGAGATGTTCAATATCTTTTTGATCATTATAATTATGCGAAAGTATTTGGTAGAGAGGAGTTTGGTTTCAGACATGATCCCAATACTGGTGGCGGAAAGGATATAAGGAAAGCACTTGATTATGTTGATCAGTGTATTGTGGAGTCTGGTGGGAAAACACAGGTATACAAATATTGTATGGGTGTGATGTTATTTAATAATGGATTTCATGAAGATATAATAGATCGTCTGGAAGAACTGGTTAAGGTAATGGAGAAAATAAAAGGTAATGAACTTCCTTATCCTGTTCCAAATCCACGTATAGTAGATGAATATGCTATGTGGATCATACTGAGTAGGATCGGTGTTATAGGAGGTCTCTTTGGGGTACAGGACGTGACACAGGGGTATGTGGAGGAGAAACATAAAGAGTTCTTCAATCCCATTGTTATGCACTATACAACCAAAGGTGAACAGCAACTGGCTCAAGATGATGAAAGGTTTAAAAATCTTCTAAGAGATGTTGATGAATTTGGTGAAGATATAGATCCTTATTCTGTATTATGACTAATGAATATTAGAGAGAATTGTGAAGTAATAGTAGAGAAGCATCCTCACTCAGAGTCCTTAAATAAAAAACTTATGGAGGATATTAAAGATTTTTATTTTTATTCTCCTGAACAAAATAAAAGATTTACTACTGTTAAAGCAACTCAGTATAATGTTAAATCTGAGGAAAAAACAAAGACTATACAATTGATTGAGAGTTGGGTTAGTTCTCTTTTACATAGAACATATTTTTCTAGTTTTTTATCAGCATCAAAAGAGCATGATGCAAGGATTAATATGAATATATGGTTTGCAAAATATAATAAAGGTGATTATACTTCAAATCATTGTCATATTAATTATGCATTACATTCTTTTGTTTATTTTGTAAATTGTCCTAAAGGATCTTCTCCATTAGTTTTTACTACTAGTGGTAAGAGAATAAAAGCAGAAGAAGGAAAGATTATAATTTTTCCTCCTCAACTTCATCATCGTGTGCCAAAAAACAAATGTGATGGTAGAATAACATTATCAGGTAATGTTGGGATGGTAGAATGATTGAAAAAATATTTTTTCTCTCCCTGATTTTTCTTGAAGAGTTTGTTAAAAGAACTCTGATTGGTTTATATTATTCTTGGCAAAAATTTGATTACTGGAACTTCAATAGGAAATTACCAAAATGACTGAACTTAAAGACTGGTTAAATTCTATCAACTTTAATAAGAAGAATCTTATTGAGGAAGATCCTTCTGTTATTAAAAACTATGCTCCCTATATTATCAATCGTTGTTTATCTGGAAACCTTGATTGTGTGATGTTTACAAATGAGATGAATAAGTATTCATTCCTAGATAAGGATATGCAATATTCTTTTTATCTAAATACACTTAGGAAAAAGAAGAGATT